TTTTCATTTTTGTGTTTACTTTAGCGCCAACTGCTTTGAGATATTCTGCTTCAGTTTCATTTAAAACATCGCAATCATATGCCAAAGACAAATCAAGAATCCAAGTCCTTGGAGGCTGGAAGTCTGCGTCTAGTAGTCTATTGAATTTTGCCATTATTAGTCTCCAAAATATTTGTTAATCATTTCTAATTTGTCTTCGTATTCTGCCATTTGTGATAACTCACCTTCAATCGCTTCCATGATGTCAGAATGCTCTCCTATTCCAGCAGGATTAGTCAGATACACTTCAACATTCATTTTGTGCTTTTCAATGTGTGCTTCAAAATGTTTTTTACTTGCTGCTATCAATTGCTTTCTCATCTATCTAAACTCGCAAAGTTTTCAAGTCTTACCATCAATCTTTCAGCTCGATTGGTGACCTGATTATACCATCGGCTATCTCTTCCTTCTTTAGCGGCTTCTAGCCAATCGCCAGCTTCAAGCGCTGCGTTGAACTTTTTGAAGCCAGACAGTCTTGGCCTGCCCATATTAAACATCATGTTAACCAGGATTTCCTGTACTTCTCCTGGGAAATTTCTAAATTGCCCTTCGCCGTATAGAGTACTACACTCTCCGATGGCAATATCAAGGTCTCTCTCAAAACAGTTTTTGACTCTCTCCTCACTAACTGGAGTTCCAACTGGCCTTCCATATTCCTCGTCACTTTCGAGGATAAGATGACCGACTCCGAAGGTAGGATATCCGAGGTGATCGTCATATATGACATACTTCACCCCTTCGTCAATTTTTAGTTGTTTATATACTGCTTCTCTGTTCATTTAAAAATGCCTTAAATGATAACCTAGTTTCTTCATTTTGTAATCCCATGCCACCACGTGTAGCGTGAAACAATTTCTTAGCATGTTCGTCCGATGCGTTAGGGTGTAGACCCTTTTTAAATGACTCATAATCATTGTCGCCAGCATGTGCTCGCATCTTTGTACCACTAACGCCTGTAGTTCCTTCAGCATCAGGGTCTCTGTGTCCTGCTGAAACTACTTTAAGGTGCTTGAAGTGATACTGGCCGTTCGGACCGTTGTATTTATCAGCGAGTTTTTGAAACTCTTCTACTCTGTCTGAACCTGCAACCATTGTCGCATGAGTGTATCCATCTTTATGTAGCTTAGCTAAGTGAGCCATGAAGTGTGGATGTTCTTTCGTTGACGCTTCTACATTGACATCTGGATGCACATGTTTCAGGTAATCTACTTTGTGGTCTGAGTGCAACGGGTTCTTATTCTTGTCTTGCGAGTGACTCACAATAACTTTATGATCAGCACCATGCGTTTCTGCTGTCTTCACAACATGATCTACTACCTTACTGTGACCCGCTGTTGGAGGATTCATTCGTCCGAATGCGAATACCATATGTTTATCGGCCATTAGTCGCCTGCCCTCGCAAAGTTTGCAGCACTGAATTCGTGCCTGTGGACAAGTTTAGACGGCTTACCATCATGATGTATTACATAACCTTCAGGGTTTGTAGCTGCGCCTGCTATCTCGTGTCCAATTGTATTGTGTGAATTGAGTGCGTCTGTTAGCACTCCTTTCGCTTTCTGTAAATGTTGCTGCATCGCAATAACACTTTCAACGTGTTCTTTGTTCTTGTTTACATGGCGCATCGTGTCGTCATGTGTCTTAGTATGTCTTGCTTTTGCTGCCTCAGTCTTTACCGCAGTGATTTTCTTTTTCATTGTAGTAGAGTAGTGTTTAGCAAAGCCTTCATGTGAAGGAGTAGAACCGTCTCTCACAGTAGCGTTCATGTAAGTCTTGAGAGGTGTCACATGCTTAGACACTGCTTCGTGTGCTTCGTTCGGTGTCTTTTTGAATGCGGCTACTGCTGCGTCCAAGTGCTTCTTGTACTTTGCTTGATCGTCTTGCGTGTACACTGCCTTAGAGACATCGTGATGAATAGGTAACTGATGTACATCTGGATGCTCTTGTAGTTCGGGAACATGGCCTTGTTTGACTTTCATGTCCTCAAACTTCTTGCCTTCGTAGGCAGTGTGTACAGCAACACCTAGCTTTGAGTTCACTGCTTTCTGTGCGTGTTCTGAATCAGCAGGGTGATGATAGGTAATAGTGTTTGTCTTGTACGATACACGATGTCCTTCGTGCTTAACATCACCAGCATGCATGATGTCTGCTTGATAGACACCCTTACTGTCATGTACTTTCGGCAAGTGATCAAGTGCCGCCTTCAATTTAGAAACAAGACCAGGAGCGTGTCCGTGATTTTTTTCAATATCTTCATGCGAATAGTTTATCTTAGGATTCTTGTTGAACACAGACTTAGAACCAACAAAGAATTTACCAGTTTCAGGATGTGTGCCAAAGACAACAGCAGGACTACCATCGTACTTCATAGTAAGTTTTGTGCTGCTATCTCTTCCTCTAAGTTTGTCGTGGACACCATTCAAAGCGTGAAAGGCGTGTGCAAACCCTTCTGACCCACCGTGTACAGCATGATCTTCCACATGCTCTAGGTGTTTCAGTTTATCGTCTGAACCCGCTTCTTCTTTTAAAAACTTGCTAAATTTCATCATACTTGTATTTATAATAATCGAGAATACGAGAAGTTAATTTTTTCTTTTACTGTCCCAGCAAGGTTAGCAGGCATTCTTCTTGGTATTTTTATAACCATTGTTTCATCATCATATGTTATTTTATCTACTGAAGTATCTATATAAGTTTTTCTTGCACCACGAACTACAGTGAAGCCTAGATGCTGTGATATTTTTGATAGTTCAGTTATAACTTGTAATCTTTCTACAAACTCTCTGTCTCCAGAATGCCAGCCTGTAAACGATTCATCATAGCCACCTGCTTCCCAAAACTTGTCTTTATTGATAACAAAGACATTAGGATGTCCTGGCCAAGGATAGTATTTAAATGAGGCAGAAGAATAGAAAGAGAAATAATACAATCTTTCTGGATTGAATGTTACTTGTTTTATAACTGCAATTGTTTCGGGGGAAAAGTGACAATCAATATCGGAGAATAATATGTTATCGCAAGTTGCTATGTCAGCAATTAGATTGCGACAACCATGACTATTAAATCCCAAATCTTCATCTACACGCCATAATTGGAAGTTTGGATAGTCGAAATCTTTTACAATATCGTATGCAGGAAATTCTTTGGAACCATCATCCACAAGTATTATTTCAACTTGATGTGGATAATTCTTCCAAAGATTTAGTTGTTGTCGAAGTAGTTCAGGTTCATTGTAGTAAGTGTAACCTAATGTAAATCTACAGTCCCTTGATGCCATCCATTGCGTCCGTCACATCAATTTTTGTAGCGTCTTCTGCTGGAAAGTCAATTGTTCCGCCCTCTTGAAGCTGAAAATTTTCTCCGTGTGTCAGCGAATTGTTATCATACAATTCAAAGCCAGCGTATATTTCTTTTACATCTATTTCAAGTCTGCCTTCAAGGACATGTTGAAACTTTGTTACTGCTTCACCCACTTCTTTCCACTTGGGCTCTTTCTTGTAGCGTTCAATGATATACTCATTTCCGTCTACGCATCGCCACATTGGAACTTCCATGCTTCCAATGTTCTTGTAAATTTTAGTGCATGCTACTAACTTTAACTTCATTATAAAACTCCGGACATCTTTCTATTTCTGCTAAACTTACATTATATTTAGACGCCATAGATTTAGCCGTGTCGTCCCAATAAGCTCTAAAAGAAGGGTCCATCGTCTTGCGACTAGCGATTACTACTTTAGCAATCTTTCGTTTCACATCTGATTCATTCATATTAAATTCCCAGTCTTCAAGGAACAGCTTTAACACTCTTTGATCCAACGGCATGAATACGCTCCCGTAGTTCAGTAGTAGAGAAGCTGTGTTCTCTTTTGTTATAATAAATTTCAATATCACGCTTAGAACAAATGTCTTGTCCAGTGAATTTTGCATTTCTATATTCTTCACCCACAATGCGAATATCTATATCAAGTGTAAGCAATAGATCCTCAAGATCCTTTTCAGTCTGATACACAACAATTTCATCTACATACTTCAAAGCCTCAAGCTGAATGTAGCGTTCTACAAGAGACTGAATTGGCTTGTTCTTGCTGTTCGGTCTGTCAATAGTAGGATCAGTTTGTAGACCACAGATTAGATAGTCACACTTGTTCTTTGCTTCTTTCAGCATAGTGATATGACCCGCATGTAACAGATCAAATGTAGAACAAGTAAAACCTATTTTCCAATCTTCCATGACTATGATTCCACTACAAAAGATTCTTCACAAGATTCTAAAAGATCGGCTTCTATTCTGCAAATTCGTTCATCGACAAATTCATACCAGCCATCATCTTCCCATGGATCATACTCATCTTCGTCTTGCTCGTCACCATTAGATTCTAGATAAGACAAGCGAGATTCTATAAGAGTTTCAAGGTCCTCGTCATCTGAAATGACTTCACCGTCATGATAGAGGGCAGCGCCTACAAAGTTGTATGCCTCATCTTCGAATCTGCAAGTTACTTTTACAGTTTCATCAAATTCAGAAAGATGGCTACCGAGTTGTTCAAGAAAAGGTAATACAGGACTCCATGCTGATGTTACGCTTACATAATCATCATCTGCATCTTCCACATATGCCCACTTTGCGCCTAC